CTTGATTGGACGCCGACGCCGAAGCCGAAGTACGCGAACGTGTTTTGTTCGCAGTGCGGGCAGGAGTTCGGGCCGGGCGATCACGGGTTTTCGCACTGCGAGAACCACAAGAGGCATAACGCAGAATATACACCTCCATCGGCGCATAACCTGAAAGACACCCCTGAATGAAGCGCGAAAAATACCCAACCCGAACCATCGTGCTAGTCGGATCGATGCAGAAAGACACCGCACGCATTCTGTTGGAGCAGGCCCCGATCGACATGCACAAGCCGCTTGAGCTTGTGATACGTGAGCAGCAGAAAGAACGAAAGCTGGATCAGAACTCGCTGATGTGGGTGTCGCAACTTGCCGACATATCCGCGCAAGCCTACGTCAACGGGAGAACCTACAGCGCTGAACTGTGGCATGAATTTTTTAAGCGTGAATATCTGCCGGATGAATACGACCCGGAACTGTGCAAGGAAGGATATCGCAAATGGGACTACTCGCCGGGTGGAGAACGGGTGCTGATCGGGTCAACCACAGAACTGACCATCAAGGGATTCGCGCAGTATCTTACGCAGATTGAGGCTCATGGGGCAAGTCTTGGCGTGATGTTTGGAGCGGGTAGGAGGATGGCCGCATGAGCGCTGCATCAAAACGCCACATGGACAAGGTTGCAACGCTCGGCTGCATTCTCTGCCAGCGCATCGGACTCGGTACAACGCCTGCATCATTGCACCACATCCGGGAAGGTTACGGCATTGGGCAACGTGCTGGAGACTGCTTGGTCATCCCGCTATGCCATGAGCACCATCAAGGCAAATCAGGCATTCACGGACTCGGCACACGGGCATTTGAGCGCACCTACGGCGTGTCTGAACTGGATTTACTCAACGAGACTTTGGAGAAACTGGCATGAAAGAAATCATCCTCCCGTGGCCGCATTCATCCCTATCACCTAACTCCCGCGTGCATTGGGCGGAAAAATCACGGAACAACAAATCAACCAAAAATCATGCATGGGCGGCAACACTAGAATCAAAGTTCACGGCCCATGAAGGCCCAATAGATTTGCATATCACTTTCAGGCCAGCAGATAGGCGCCGTCGAGACATAGACAACATGATTGCATCTTGCAAAGGCATGCTTGACGGCGTGGCGTTAGGTCTTGGCGTAGATGATTCACGGTTCAGGCTGCATCTTGAGGTTGGTGAGCCAATGCGCGGCGGGGCTGTAGTGATCAAGTTGTCTCAAGAGGAAAGGCTAGCGAAGTGAAAAAAGCAGAAGAAATTAACGAGTACATCAAAACGCACAAAGGATGCACTCAGACCGAACTGCGCCGGGTATTCAATATCAGCGACTACTCGCTGAAGAAGATGGGGCGCGAAGGTCTGGTTAAGTTGCCGCCAGTTTTACATCCATCAGTAGCGGCAACACGGAACCGTAAGCTCCACGGTTATTACAGCGGATGGTCGATTAAGTGAGGTGCCAAAATTGAACAAAAACCGGTTGAGCTACTGCGAGAAAAAAGTACATGATCAACTTTTGACAACGTGGCAACCGGTTGCCGCCATCGCAATGCGCTGCGATATTCCGGTAAGGACAGCATTATCAATTTTACTTAGGATGGAATCGCGTGGAATAGTGAAGAAGGCCAGAACTCGTATCGACGGCCATAACAAGGTGCATCTGTTCAAGAAGCTGGATTACATCAGGATATTCGGGATGCAGGTGCCGGTTGAAGGTGGGGAAGAAGCGTAGTTATTACCAAGAACAGGTTGCTAATATAAAGTGAATGATAGTTTTATAACTATCATCAATTATTGTAGGGGGTATAAATGAAAAAGTTTGTTGTAATAAAGTCAAAAATGTTTGATGGGTGGACATTCCAGAAACTTGATGATTTTGAAGAGCATATTAAATATGTCATTCAAAAAATGCTGGAAACAATATTTTCAAAGAATGGATTCACTATCTATTCAATGATTGAAAAAAATAAAAATGGACTTTCAATAGATTTTATTTTTGAGTTTAACGATGAGTATGAGAAAAAAACTCGTATAAATCTTTTTGATCTATTAAAAATTTTTGCTGAAGAAGAGAGAAAAAATACTAAATTGATAGTTTCAGAACTTAAAAAAATAATTGAAAAATTAGAAAAGCACGAGATGAAAATGGAAAGAATTTACTACCAAGATAAACCAGAAGAAAAGTAGTAATGACAAATCCCGTTGAATGTGGGGAGGAAGTATGAGCCTTACTATAAAACAAGAAAACTTTTGCCTTTCCTATATCGAAACAGGAAATGCTAGCGAGGCTTATCGGCGCAGCTTCAGTGCCGGAAAGATGAAGCCTGAGACGATCAATGTTAAAGCAAGTGAACTATTGTCTTTAGGTAAGGTCGCGGTAAGGATTGCCGAGCTACGCAAGCCAGTCGTGGAAGCAGCTCAAATTACACTTGAACAGCACCTGACCGACCTGAAAGAATTGCGTGATAAAGCGTCACAAGATGCCAAATGGGGGCCAGCGATTAATGCTGAGGTCGCAAGGGGAAAGGCTGCTGGGCTATATGTCGAAAAGGTCATCGGTGCCGGTGAAAATGGAGAGCATTTGTTTAAAAACACATCAGCAGCGCCATTAGTTTCAAGGGAAGAATGGCTAATAGCGCATGGCGTAACTATTCCAGAGGCCAAATGAGTTTAGTTGCAGATGCCGTATCGAAGTTATGGGAGCCGCAACCGGGCCCGCAGACATCGGCAATATTAGCAGCTTGGTGCGATGAGCTATTTTTTGGCGGTGCGCGTGGCGGTGGTAAATCTGACTTTCTGCTTGGGGACTATTTGCAGGGCGTTGCTGTTGGCTATGGTGATTTGTGGCGGGGGATCATCTTTCGCAAGACATATCTTGAGCTGGAAGAACTGCAAATCCGGGCAACGCAGTTATTCCCTGCCTATGGCGGTATTTATAAGGTTCAATCTTCCGTCGAGTTCCCGTTCTCGAATTGCTGGTATTTCCCCAGTGGGGAAACGCTCAAGATGCGTTATCTCAAGAGCGACAAGGATGCAGAAAACTACCAAGGCCATCAATACGCATGGATCGGATTTGATGAGCTAACAAACCACGCAACGCCTACGGCTTACGACAAACTGAAAGCTTGCTTGCGGATTCAAGGCGTCCCTAAACGCATCAGGTCATCAGGTAATCCTGGCGGTAAAGGCCATTTGTGGGTTAAGCAAAGATTTATTGATTGCTCTCCGCCTTACGTGCCGTATCTAGATAAGGATACTGGCTTAACTCGTATCTATATCCCTTCGAGACTGGGGGACAACAAATATCTGCGCGACGATAAGCAATACGTGGCGCTGATTAGAGCATCAGGCAGCGAGGAACTGGTAAAGGCGTGGCTTGATGGCAATTGGGACATTGTTGCAGGGGCGTACTTTGATTGCTGGGACAAGGACAAGCACGTCATTAAGCCGTTTCGCATTCCTGCAGAGTGGACACGGTTCAGGTCTTTCGATTGGGGAAGTGCAAAGCCGTTTAGCGTGGGCTGGTGGGCGATAAGCGATGGTTCAGTTTTACCGAAAGGCGCATTGATCAGGTATCGAGAGTGGTACGGAAGAAAAGAGACTGACTACAACGTAGGTCTTAAGCTGACGGCAGAGGCGATTGCAGAAGGCATCAAGAAGCGGGAGAAAGGCGAGACGATTGCTTACGGTGTTGCTGATCCTGCATGTTGGAAAGAGGACGGCGGGCCTAGTCATGCAGAGCGGATGGCAAAGGCTGGCGTAAGGTTTAGACCGGCAGACAATTCGCGCATCAATGGCTGGGATCAAATGAGGCAAAGATTCATTGGGATAGATGGGGCACCGATGATTTATTATTTTGATACCTGCCTTGATTCGGTGCGCACCATTCCATTGTTGCAGCACGACGAAAATAATCCAGAAGACTTAGATAGTGAAATGGAAGATCACTGCTTCGCGGCAGGAACGATGGTCAATACGCGGTCAGGAAAAGTACCAATCGAACGACTGGATGAGTCCGGCATTGTTGAATCAGAGAATGGTTTTGCGTTTTACAGATCAGCCAGACTTGTGAAAAAGCAGGCCAAAGTAATCAGGCTGACATTTGACGATGGCACAACAGTTGTTTGCACTCCTGATCATAAATTCCTTGAGGATACAGACGATTGGCGTTATGCTTATGACTTACTTGGGAGGTCAGTAAAATGCGCGTCAATGTCATCAGTGCAACGATTCAAGAGTTTGATGGTGTCAGGTACTACCTATGCGGTAGCTACTTTCAGAAGAAGGGTATCAGACTGCATAGAGTCGTTTGGGAGTTTCATTTTGGAGTCATCCCAGATGGAAACCACGTTCACCACGCAGATGGAGACCGAGCAAACAATAAAATCGAGAATTTGCAATGTATCAGTTACATCAACCACCTCTCAGGAGAGCATGGAGCTGAGTCAGGAATCAGGGGCAAGAAAAGCATCGACAAGGCCAGGCTGTTTGCATCAAAGTGGCATGGATCGGAAGAGGGCCGCAAGTGGCACTCACAACACTACGATAAGCACATCAGGCCTATCATGGAAAAGACAGTCGATGCTGTATGTCAGCACTGCGGCGCGGCTTATCAAGTCAACGCTACTAAGGTCAATCAAGGCAAGTTTTGCGGAAACAACTGCAAGGCGCGCGCTTTGCGTAAGCGTAGAAGTGATGAGAGAAAAGCAAGACGTGTACTGTCTGACGGTGCCAAGTAATTCACGATTTTCGATTGAGTCTGGGCTAATAGTATCAAATTGCGCAGATGATAGTAGGTATGCGTGCATGAGCAGGCCATTCAGCCGGGAAGTAAAGCAACGCAAGAAACCCGCCGAAGTTGGAACCATCGGATGGGTCTACCAGCGCACCAAGGAAGAAAAAACACCGTCAAAATATCGATCATGATCTATCGCATGGAAAAATAACCCGTGGGCTAATCTCGCAGTGCAAGTTTTTAAACTTTGGACTAGGAGATTTTCACCATGAAATCAAAGATTACAGCAGCGGTATCCTCTGCCGCAGCATCCGCAACACTTACCACGAATGAAGCCGGGCTGTTGCCTGGAATGACCATTGACGTTGAGCTTGTCGCCCCTGTTGGTGGATTTTCCGGTACTGCACGCTGGCAGACCTCGCAAAACGGCACCACCTGGACAAATGCCGGGGTTGATTGGGTAACGACTGCTGGCGGAGTTGACTTCCAGCAAATCAAGCTCGAGCAATATCTGCGCGTAAATGTCTCTGCCTATGCCTCTGGCAGCGTCAAGGGCCGCGCTCAATCCAATATCGGTTAATCACCGATGCTTGAGCCAGTCGATGATGTAAAAAATCCTGCATCAGAGCAGGAAAAGGCGCACGCCAAGCGCCTACTTAAACGTATCAAGTCGTTCGAGAAGATGCTTGGCGAACGTGCCGAAGGCTGGAAAAAGGCACGGGAATATGCTGACGGAGACACTGAAGGAGACGGAGAGAAAGGGCTGGTTCGTGTCAACCTGATTGGATCTTTTCTCGACACGGTTCAGCCGTCAATCTACGCTAAAGCGCCCGAAATTGCTGTTACGCTGGATGATCGAATCGACACCAGCGAATATCCTGTTTATGCAGGATTTGCGCAGACCTTGCAGGATGCGCTTAATGTGTTTCTGGTCAAGGATGCCAAGCTTAAGACGCGAGGTAAAGCGGCTGTTCGAGGCTCACTGACTGCGACTATCGGCTGGGCTAAAGTGCTGTATCAGGTTGATAAGCGCGAAGACCCAATCATCCGCAACCAGATCAACGATACGCAAGATAATATCGAGCGCATCAAGGTACTGGTTGAGGAAACCAAGCAGGAAGGTGGGGAGTGTGCTGATTACGATGCCAAACTGTTTGAGCTTAATCAGCAGGTAGAGGCATTACAGGCCAAGATTGAAGTTGTAACCGCCGAGGGGCTGGTGGTTGATATAGTGCCAGCAGAAGACATCATCATCATGGACGCATCATGTCGTGATGTTGACGAGTTCATGCAGTCTAATGAAATTTGTCACCGTATCAAGATGACGGTCGATGCGTTCAAGACCAAGTTTGGCAAAGCTCCGCCAAAATCAACGAAGAAGTATGTTTCTGATTCTGGTGACGAATCCGCAGAAGTCGATGAAGATGACCATCTGGTTAGCGTCTATGAGGTGTGGTCGCTTAAAGACTTGACGGTTTACACCATATGCGAAGGCTCTCAGCAGTATGTCCGTCCTCCATTCCAGCCGCAAACGCTAGGGGAGCAGTGGTATCCATTCTTTGGGCTGCAACTTCGCCGGGTAGATGGTAAAAAATACCCGCGCTCGATGGTTGAGCAATTAATCGAGTTGCAGGACGAATTTAATACCCGGCGCACCAATGCGTCGGAACATCGCAAGAAAAATATCCCGGTTAGATTGCTGAATAAGGCATCTGGAATCAGCGATGACGAAGTTACCAAGATCGTGAATAGAAGCATTAAGACCGATGTGATTGGCGTGACGATGGACGCCAATACGCCATTGCAAAACCAGCTTGGTAGCCTGCCAGAAATCCCATATAACCCGCAGATGTACGACACCAGCGACATCATGCGCGATATGGAAATGGTCGGTAATACACAGGATGCAGCGCGTGGCGCAATCAATACCGCCAAGACTGCCACCGAAGCCGAGATTATGAGCATGGGCATGCAGTCACGTACGTCCGAGGCGCTGGATGTGATCGAGGACTGGTTAAGCGAGATTGCTATTTACTCAGCGCAATTGCTATTGCAAAAAATGCCAGCAGCTTTAATCAAGAAGCGTTTTGGCGAAAGCGCGGTATGGCCTGAGCTGACAAAGCAAGAGCTTTTCGAGATGGTCAATATCTCAATTCGTGCCGGTTCTACATCACGCCCAAACAAGATGCGGGAGCGCGATCAATGGCTGCAACTCATGCCAATCATTCAGCAGACGATGGAAAAGGTTGTGATAGCAAAGCAGCAAGGGCAAGAGGAAATCGCTGACGCTTATATCGCACTTCTTGATGAAACGTTACATAGATTCGATGAAAAGCTGGACGCAAAAGAATTGCTTGGTATTGGCAAGGATGCGGATTCGGCTGATGACGGTGGAAATCAACCGACAAGTATTCCACCTGAACAACTCGCAGAAATTCAGAAGCAGCTAGACCAGCAAATGAAGGGCATCGAAGACAAGAGCCGCGAGCTTGATAAGCAGGCCAATGAGGTAGCAATGGAGCGCGTACAACTTGAGGCCGACAGAAAAGTAGCGCAGGCAGAATCCGAATTGCTGCTTGAGCGCCTTAAATATGCAGGAACTGGATTAACTCAGGAGTAAATCATGGCACAGACGACTATTTTGGCAGCAGGACAAACCGCAGCAACCAGTAGCGATATTGTTCTGGCGCAGAACGAGACGCGCACAGTCGGACTTTTCGTGGCATCAGGGAATGTTTCTAACTCTTATGATTTCCCGATCATGATTGATACTCCGGGAGCGGATTATCAGGTCGATGCGTTAAACGGGCAGCGACCTACTGTTGTATTGGCTGGCCCCGGCACGTTCAGGGTGAAACGTCCTGATATTTCAGCTAAAGCGCTTGATGTTGGCATTTTCACGGAGGGTTAATCCGTGCTTGGTCGTAGGATTGCAAGGAAAG